ACCACCTTGGTCCAGGTGTCTTTGATCCAGTTCCAGGCGGCCTTGACGCCGTTAACGATCCCATCCCACAAGTTCAAGAAAAAGTTGCCGACGCCCTTCCAGAAACCCGAAAAGACTGCCCACCAAATCTTGAACGCGGCGACGAGGAAGTCCCAAACGGCAAGCGCCGCCACCTTGATCGCATTCCAGACCGTCTCCCAGAGATCCTGGAACCAGGTGGTCTTGGTGGCGATCAGGACGATCACCGCGATCAACGCGAGCACGGCGATGACGATCAGCACGATCGGGTTCATCGCCATGACCACGTTGAGCGCGGTCTGCACCGCCGTCCAGATCTTGGTGACGATGATGAGCGTGCCGATCGCGCCAGCGAGGATGCCGAGACCGATGGCAAGCGGCGTGACCCAGTCGCTGTTGCGCTGGAGCCAGTCGATGGCGCCGGCGAGCGTCTGGACCAGGGCCTGCTGAATGGTGTTCTTGAACTTGTTCAGCTTTCCCGCGGCGGAATTCTCGAAGGCGTCGGCGGCCTTCTGCGCTGCGCCGGACACATCGCCGAGCCCGTTCTGGGCGGCAGCAAGGCTTTGCAGAAACTGGGGGATCTCAGCGACGTTGAGATCCTCCAGTGGGGTGCCGAACAACGCCAGCGCCGTGGTTGCCTGGTCGGTGGGGTCCTTGATGGACAGCAGGCCGTTCAGAATCTCCCCGAACGCCTGCCGCGCTGTTTCCCCGCCAGCCAACAGCCGGTTCGACATGGTTTGCGCGTCCATGCCGATTGCGGCGAACGCCTCTTGGGTCGCCGTGGACATGTCAGTGGCGCGGATTGTGAATTCTTTGATCGCGTCACCGACTTTGTCAATACCCCACTGTCCCTTTTCGGCCTGAGACGCAAGCAAGCTGAACGTCTGCTCGGCGCTTAAGCCGAGCGTGCGGAAAAACTGGCCGTACTCGTTCGCCGCCTCAAGCAGCGTGTCGACCAGCGCCGGCGGGACCTTGCGCGACGCAGCAGTGATCAGGTCGAGCGCGTGGGTAGCGTCCCGCGCCAGCCCGACGCCGATCAGCGAGCTCGCGTACTGTGCGGCGTCGGCGACGTCGATGCCCCAGGCGTCGGCATACGCCTGCACCTTGACGGTCAGGTCTTCGATGACCGCGGCGTCCCCGGTTGGTGCGAGACCTGAGGCGACGACCGCGCGGACAGACTCCATCGCGGCGGCTGCTGACTCGCCAAAGCCGCGCGCGTACACGTCCCCGGCGACGCGTCCGAGCTGGTCCGCCAGCGTGGGGTCGCCGAGCTGCGCGGCCAGCTTCGCCTGCGCCCGGTCGAACTCTACCGCCTTGACCAGACCGACGGCCAGCGCCGCGCCCGCGGCCGCACCGGCCACGGTGGCGATCTTCGTCACCCGGTCGGCGAACCGCTTGAACTTGCTCTCGGCAGCCTGGGTGCCTTTGTCGACGCCGGTGTTGTCGACCCCGATCGCCACCACAAGGTCAGCCAGCGTCGCCACAGGTCACCCCCGTTCCTGGCCGCCGAACGCGCGGTTGAGACCCCGGATGAGCCGCAGATGGTCGTGCTCGGTCTGAGGCTGCGCCGAGCGGGTCGCCTGCTCCCAGTTCGGCATGAAGTCGGCAGGCTTGAACGCCTTGCCCTTCTTGGTGCGGTTGGCGTTGGCGATCGTGGTCGCGATGATGGCCGCGAGGATGTCGAGCCGCTCCGGGCCCAGCGGGCCCGCGACCCGCTCGTAGGCGGCCCAGGCGGTCAACTCTCGCGAATCGATGCGCCGAAGCAGCTCGCCGACCGTCATGCCCAGAGCGAGCGCTAGCCGGTGGTAGAAGCGTCGCTCTGGGCGTCGTCGAAATCCTCGGTCAGCCGGTCAACGTCGTCCTCAGACAGCCCGGACAGGCGGCGGGCCACGTCGAACAGCCGATCAAGCGGTTTCGCGTTCTTCTTGCCGAGCGCGTTCACGTCGGCGTCGGTGAACAGCCGATTGCCATTCTCGTCGACGGCGCACAGCGCCACCAGCTTGGCGCGGGCGTTACGCAGGTTCATCTCGCGGCTCTTGCCGCGGGTCTGCACCAGCGACTGCTCGTAGGCGTCACGCTCGGCACCGGTCAGCGACCGCAGCCGCACCTCGCCGCCCCACTCGGGGCACGGCACCACCTCGTACTCACGGTCGTCCGCGGCAAGGATCGCGTCACGAGACAGCAGCGCCATCAGGCACCCCCGGTGGCGGTCAGTACCGGCTTGCCGGACACCTTGATCGTGATGTTGCGACCCATCTTGTCGTCGTACGGGAACTCGTCGCCGATCTCGGTGATGATGCCCTTGAAGTCCCAGGTGTGCTCATCCGGCGTGCCTGGCAGCAGCACGATCCGGTAGTCGAGCGGCACGTCAGACTCGAACTCGGCATCCAAGTCGTGGGTGGACTCGGTCGGGTCGTAGTTCAGCTCCAGGCTGACCTCTCCGCCGTCCCGGAGCCCGCCGATGAACTGCATGTACCCGTCCGGACTGTCGTGGGTGGTGACATCGATGGTCTCCCGCGACCGCGACGGGCCACTGATGTTCGTGATGTTGGCGATCGGCGTGAAGATGCCGCCGACGACACGGCCGAACTGTGTGCCGCGAGCGTCCACACCAGCCATGGGGTTACTCCTCGGTTTGGACGGTTTGGATGCGGAATCTGAGGATGTGGTGCCTGACCTCGGGGTCAGGGTCCGGTAGCACCTGGTCGAACTCCAGCCGGATGCTCACCACCCGGTGGCCGGCCACGGCCAGGTCACGAGGCCGGTGGTCGAGCAGCTCACCGATCCGTGTGGCAATCGCCTGCCCTTGCGCGTTGCCCCGCGACCTGGTCCANACGTGGATCGTGGCGGTGATTTCCCGGCCGTACGTGTCGTGCGTGTTGTCCGGCGTCGACAGGTGGTCGCCGATACGCACGTACGGGTAGGCGGTGCCCTCGGGCACGTAGTCGTAGACGCCGGTGACCATCCCGGCGAGCGTGGCGTCGTTCTTCAGGCGCTGGTAAATCGCCGTCTGCACGAGGTGGATCGGCGACTTCGCGGTCATCGGCGCACCATCTCCTTCAGCGCCTTCCACACCGCCTGCCGCAGCTGCTTCGGGAAGCGGCGCCGCGACCGCTCAGCAGCCGGCCCAGCAAACGGCTGCTCAGGCGTCGACGAGGTGCCGTACTCGACGAAGATGGCGTGCCGAGCCGTTGCCACTGCCTTGCCCTCGAGGTCTTTGATCTCAGCCTGGATGGATCGGGCCAACTCGCCGGTGCGGCGGGGGGCGGTGCGGCGCATGTCCTCGGCGACCAGCTNTGTCTCGTCCNGCACCGCTGTCCGCGCAGCGGTACCGATCTGCTTGGGCAGCTTGTTGATGATACGGGACAGGGTCTTGATCCCGATAACCGTCACCGCCTCGCCGCGACGTGCCATTACTGCCCCTCGTGTTGGATGCGTTCGCAGTTGGCGCGCCGGTAGGCCGGCCGTGACGGCGACACGACAGCGGTGACCCGGTAGGTCTCGCCGTCGCCGCGCAGCTCGTCGCCGCGACGCACGTCGGCACCCGGTTCGGTGTGCACGATCGCGTCGAGCCTGGCCCCAGCCTGGTTCGCCGTCACCTGCTCGGCGGCGGATGGCTGCGACACCTGGGCGCGGATCGTGCCCACCAGCACCATGTCAGTGATCTGCCCCCCGGCCCCGTCGTCGATAGTGACAGTGCGCCACACCTCCAGCGTGCGGTTGAGCCGGTGGGCAATCACTCGTCGTCCTTCCGGCGCTTCCTCGTCCGCTTAGGCGCGTCCTCCGGAGGCTGCTCGACGCGCTGCCACTTGGTAGACCGGTCGAGCACGCGCATCGGATCCGACAGGTGCACGACGCGGCCCGTGATCGTGTTGCGGTAGGCGACCATTTGACAGCCCCCCCCGAGCGGTTACAGCGGAAGATCGCAAGAGAGCGTGGCGGCGCCAACACCAAGCCGGCCGACCGCGCGCCGAAGGATCCTGACCTCGCGTCGGGGGGCGAAGATGCCGGCAGCCGCCTGCCCGCCCGCCTGCCA